ACGACGCAGATTTGTAAACTGGCTAAACCTTGAGGAAAAGCCGATGGGGGGCATCAATGACAGAAGCGGAAATAATCGCGGCACAGGAACGACTTATGCGAAAGCGGGAAGAAATGAACGACCCAATAGCGGACTCAAGGAATACAAGCCGGAAATTATACCCGATATTTCCGACGAACAGCGACAGCGAAACATCGAAACGGTCAAGGGGATCATTGAAAAAATTGGATAGCATTAGAATCACATACATTTCCGGTGTGTCGTGCGGCTTAACCCATTGGATCCGGCGGGACATTGCCCTTGATTTGATTGCCCGTGGCGTGGCAAAAGAGGTGCAGTGATGCGCTGCTCTCGATGTTTAAATTATAATCATGGCCGGGGTGGTAAGCCATGCCTGAAATGTAAAAAATATAGGGACATACAAATCAAATCAGTCAGGAGGGAAACCATTAAAACGGAGCATATCCCGGATGCGATCCTTGAGAATATTTCAGATCCCAGGACGCGGACGCTTCTGTCGATCCTCAAACAATTACCACCGGGGCGGTCGGTTCCACTGATGATGCGGTCGGTATTGGATATGTCCGTTTCTGAAATTGCCGATTATCATCAAATCACGAGACGCGCACAAAACGGGCGTCTATTGCGTGCGGTTCGCCTGTTGGCTGTGATGATGCGGGATGGATAAAATAATTCAATGGCGGTGGCAAAGCGTGAGAAATTCGGGCATTGTGATATTGCGACGAAAATAAAAAAGCCCCTTGACGAATCAAAGGGCTTGTGGTAAATCCTCCTTGCGGCGGTTCAGATTGTGAAAATGATTGTCTCGGCCAGAGCGATTATTACTAGCAACCAGAACGCCGTAATTTTATCTTGTAACGTCATTGGATTCACCCCCTTTCGTTTACAATAATTATTTTCATCCACTGTCCGTTAATAAACACGCTGGAAACGCTGGAAATTTTCCCCTTAGTGCGCCTGACAATCCGTAAAAGCTTTTTCATAATCATGGGGCGTTCCCTTGTTGCTCTACACCGCCCTTTTTCATGGTGACCCCACCTCGAAAAATTGAAATAATATGGGCTAAACAAGGGATGTCCTGGATCGATTTTTAATTTATAAGTCATTTTTCATTCCCTCCCTTTCAAGTTCCGCCTCGACGATAGCGCGGGCAGTTTCGGCTTCCGAGCGACGATGCTCACGATGTTTACGATCCTCCAATTTTCTCCAATTCTCCGGACTGAGCCGGAAAAAGACCCGATACATTAGCCCTGACTTTGGGCGCCCTGCTTTACGATTAAACATGCTTTCCTCCTTCCCGGATACGCCGGGGCGCGGTTAGGTTATTCCCCAAAATAGAACACAGAACACCATTTTTCCAAAGCTTCGTTTTCGTCGCCGGTCGTGATTCGTTCCGTCCACGCCGTGAACCAATCTTGATATTGGAGGCGCGGCCTATTCGGTTGTCCGTAGTTGTCTAAGTCGCCCAAAATCCGCAGAGCGGGTCCGCCGGTTGAAAGTAGGATTTCAAACTCTTCTGGTTTGTCTTGTTCCCCGCCCGGAGCGTACCAGCCGGAGCGCACCTGCACGGAAAGCGGCCCCTCCTCGATGCGTTCCCGGACAGCATCTTGATTTTCAAATTCTCCTGCCGTTTCGGTTAATTCGGCAAGCTCCGCCTTTTCCTCGTCTGTCATGTCCACCGCGTCCATTTCCTTTAATTCCCCGTAGCGGTCCCATTCCGTTTCAAGGGCGTTTACCTGTTCCATGATGGTTTCAAGCCAGCTATTTGCATTATCCAACGCGTGATTCTTTTCTTCCGTGTTCGTTTTCATCGTCTTTTCCTTTCCCCCGTAGCCGATAGGTCAGCATAATGGTTAGTTAGGCAATATTTCCGTTTTCGTCAAATTCATATTCATTCGCTTCAATCGTTTCAATGATCGCTTCCCTTGTCGTGAGATATTCGTATTCTTTCGTCAGTATCATACGATAATCTTCACAAAGAGATTTTAGAAATTCCTCGTCGATTTCTTCGGTGTTTAGGTCTTCATCGTCCGGCGTTAATGCGTCAACCTCATCCCATTGTTTAATATATTGTTCTGCTGTCTTGTATGTTTCGCATGTTTCCCCATGATTTTCAAGGATGGAGCGGGCGACTTCCACCGCTGTTTTTGTGAAACGTCCCCTACAATACGATCCCCTGTCAATATCAAATTCTTCGATTTCTAATCCGATGGTTGAGGCATCATCGGAAATACTGTCCCACCAGTCATTGTCCACGTTTATGTCATACAGTTTTTCGATTGCCTTGTCCCTAGCTTCATCCGTCAGTTCCGCAAACTCATAAACCTTAGTTTCTTTGATTCTCATTTTCTTTTCCTCCTTATTATTTTATTTCCTTCTTGCCCATATATGTAGCAAGCAATGTGCCAAAATATGCAATAATGGATAAGTGGGCGAATAGATAGGGGATACGGAGATAATGCACAAACCGGCAAATGACGCAAACCGGAAAGAAATGTCGAAAGAAATGTCCGAAAACAGCGGACAAATGATGATTATAATATAATACCGATATGTTACAGATTCGACAAAAATGTCGAACGATCCGGAAAGAAATGTCGAAAACACCCAAAGATAGAATTGCCAAAACGCGCAACAAAAACGACATGCCAAAAAAATATTATCATCCCGGAAAACAACAACATGGAGCGGTTCACGCCTCCGCGATGGACCACGAAATGTTACTATTCAGTAGGGGGATGTGCGTTATGGCATGGAAAAAAAGATTTTATGTCGTTCCGGTAGAATCCAGCGAAGCGGACGTTTGCGTTCTATATTCCCACTTCCCAAGCGAGTTCGATGTTCAGCGGGAACTATACGATTCTCTCTTTATGATATGCGATGAACTGGATAACGGTTCAGAAGTGAAAAGCGAAGTCACGGCCTTCTGTGATGATATTAAAAGCAGATTTGACCTAATGATATTCAAAAAAAAGATTCCCGTCTGCGCCGTGGAGGTGAAGAGACATGAAAACAATCATCCAACAGTGCAGTCAGAAAAACAAACTCTTCGATATGAAATGTTTTCAAGAATGTCGAAAATTCCCGTCTTGTATTGCGAGGGGATTGACAAGGTAGAGAAGGTATCAAAAAGGGTTAAGAAAATCATATCTTAATGAACAAAATACAAGTATTTATAAAGAACGGCGGCACAATAAAGCAATGTCCGCCATGCGAAACCCTGTACCGGGAAAAACCCAAGGTCCGGGTATGGCACGCCCCACGAAACGGACACGATAGGGTTATCTGTAAAGATTGCGAAAACAAGGGCCGATGTGAAAGCCCGTGCTTTCCATTGGTCTGGATCGACGGGAATGTCGAGCGGAAGGAAATACTTCTAAACGAGCTGATGTTACAATATGAACACCCCGACTATAAAGCCATATTGCATGATTTATCCAGGCACCACGATCCCCCTAACAGATTAGAGGAAATCATTGAGATCCAAAACGTAACGCACCGCGCCGTGTGCGCCCTAATGATGGCACGCATACCCAAGGCGCAAATCGCAACGCTGATGAAGATCTCCAGAACGCAGTTATATCGAATCATTCAGGCGATGTTACACTCAAAAACGTGTGTTTCCGACGCAGAATCAACAGGGTAACGAAAAATGATGTTGAAATCTGACTATTATATATAGAGAAAAAGATAAGTACCTTCCCCTTGAGGGGCCGAGCGAAGCGAACAAGGGTAGAACAAGACATCAACCCCAGGCCAACAGGCCAAAGGGTAACACAATACGCCCCAGCGGCAAGACTGAAACAGCGCGGAACTGGCAGCAAGCCCCGCGACAACACATAACAAGCCAAGGGGCACAAAATGACTCCTCAACAGATAGCGACCGCAACCCAAAAATCAATACAGGGCGTTCCCGGTTGCAAGATCGCGCAAACCTTAGGCGTACATGAAAGTACCATCAGCCGCACACTAAACAACCCCGAAATTAAAGCCAAGATCGAAGCCGCAGCCTCCCGGATCGTAAACGAAGGAGTAGAGACGGCAGTGGATACCGTCCTGAGGCTATCCAAGCGCGGAAAAGAAACCGAGGACAAAGACTGGGCCAAGATCGGCCTGGACGCATCCAAGACCATCCTGGCTATCCCCGGCATCCACGGACAAGCACCGTCAACCGTGATCAATGCCCTAATCCAGGTCAATCAGGCACCAGAGCAATTAAGGGAGCTGGAGGGTATAACAGCATTCCTCCATGATAGGTGGGGGATGGATAAATTGATAGGTGTTCAGGTGCCACACACGCAGCCTGCGGATGCCCAAGTAATAGATGTTGATCCGGTCTCCGAAGTGGATACATAGTATCCATATATACGGGTGGATTTGAGGCACGTTCAAGCCGTGAACGATGGATAATAAGTATCCAGATTAAAGATTATGTAATGATGATTGATAGTTACAGAGATTCTCAAGTTTACATATTGTATCTTATAGGACATTGTGATGGTTAGGGGGGGTACCGGGGGAGGGGGAGCAGCGATTCGTTTCGTCGTAACGATGTCTGTCATCCCGTAACACCGAGGGTCAAAAATGTCTTTTAAGTATGGTTGGTCTTGCAAGACGTGTGGATGGACGCACCTGTCGGATGATAAGGTGGAGGTTGCCGATTTCAAGAGGAACCATAAGAAATTGGGTTGTTTGATGCTGGATAAAGGCAATGGTGTGTTATGTCGAGCGACCTTAGGGATGGATACTTCTGGATGTGTCACCGATGCGAAGGGGAATTGATCCGGCGCGGGTCTGATTCTGGATTGATGCCGGTGAATGATATTGAGATAGGTTGGGAGGCAAGGAATATGCCAGCGGGATATGAGAAGATGCGGGATGCTTTCAAGAAATCGGGTATGAGCGACAAGGCGGCAAAAGAAAAGGCCGCACGGATATGGAACGCCAAGCATCCAAAGAATCCTCTGGCAGGCAAGAAACATGGGCGTTAAGGTAATTCCCATAACCGACGCATACCGGGAGAATTACGACCGGATATTTTCGCGGGATAGCCAAGAGGAAAGGCGGCGGCCCCATAAGCCGTCAACCGAGGGTTCAATTCCCTCTCCCGCCACCAAATCGACGGTAACCGTACTGACCAACCCCTTTACCGGACAAACGGCGGGGTGGGTTCTTTGACAGACGGCATTGAGCAATACGCCAAATATGCGGGCCTGGTTTCACTCGGATCGACCCTAAACCCTTCGCAGATTCAATATATTCATTCCGAAGCACCGATCAGGGCGAATTTTAAGGGGAATCAGGGCGGCGGAACGGCGGTATGCGCCTTGGATGCAACATTGAGACTGCTTGGGATTCATCCGGTGAAAAAGCGCAATATCCTGAATAAACCCATGCGGTTCGTTTCAAAGGTGAAGCCGAAGCAGGAGGGGGACGAGGAGAATCAGCAATACGTTGAATTGTTGAAACTCTTACCACAATACCTGATTAAGAAAGATGTGACGGCCCGAAGCTCGACAATGACCATCCGGAATCCCATGGGGGGTGCGGACAATAAAGTTGAGTTCATGTCATCCTCTCAGGAATTGGATGCCTTCATGTCGGTTCAGCGGTCGGCTCTTTATCAGGATGAGGAAATTGAACGCATCAAATGGGACGAAAGCCTTGTCCGTCTCTTGAAAGAGGGCGGGGATGCTACCCTGAATCTGACCCCAGCCAAAGGTCTGGATTGGGTCTATGATTCGATATGGCGTCGGGCGAACAAGATATTTCGATCAAAGAAGATTTGCGAGAAGTATGGATTCGCCCCGGTTGAGGAAACGGGCAGGAACACAGGTATTGAGTGTTTCTGTTGGGCTACCGACGATAATCCGGCCCTGGATAAGGCCACCATTGACCGGATATTTTCCGACATAGACGATCCCGACGAATTGGCAATGCGCCGCTATGGAGTATTTAGGCAGGTTTCCGGGCGGATTTACAAGTCGTTTGACGAGAAGATTCATAAGCAACCCTTTGACAAGGTATTTGATGCCGCCCTTTTTAGAACGTACTGGAATTATCGGATCATTGACTATCATCAGGCGAAGCCGTGGGATGTGTCGTTTGTCGTGGTTACGCCTCAGAACGAGTGGATTGTATGGAACGAACTTCACCAGACCCACGATAACCGGACGACGCTGGAACTTAGGGATGAAATAAAGACGGAATCACTTTTAGGAGAAGATGAAGAATTTAACCGTTGCACGTTGATTGACCCGCTCTCTATCATAAAACAGGGGAATACCGGATTCTCCACGTTTGATGATCTGGTAATGGGGGAACATGGCTTAAGGAGGCTGACCCCAGCGGATACGAAAAATACTCAGGGCCGCATGAATATCAAGATGCGGTTGAAAAATTCTCAAATCTGCGGGGTGCCGGGAAATAACCTAAACAAGACGGATCAGACGGAAACGCGATACGGGGCATATCTGCCGACAATATGGTTTCTGGATAACTGCCGGGGTCATATCGAACATTTCAAATCATGGCGGTATGTGGATTTCAAGCAGGAACATGTCAAGGCGGTCAGGACGATCAAGAGGGAAAGTCAGAAATACAGCGACTTTTGCCGGAACCTTGAATTTCTCGGATGCCTGAATCCGGTGTGGTATCAAAAGAAGGCAAGTTTTTACGAACCGTCAAGTTTATTTCAGGGACGCAAAGCGGCGGGGTGGAGATAATGATGGATGTTAATGCGACACCCTGGGAATATGAAGATTGTGTGGGTGGTAAGAAACGTATTATGGTGGATGGTGCAGAAAAATGGGTTGCGATGAGCGAGGAAGAAAGAAAACATGCTGCGGAGCTATGGGAGCGGGCATTTGATTATTTATTTAACATGTCGCGAAAAGAAAGAATACACCTTCAGGGTGGACGACAATGGTGGTGGAATAAAAGGAAAAAACGGCCAAGTATTTCTAATATGATTGGTCAAATAGTTAACACTAAATTGGTGGTCCCATAATGGCAAAATCCAAGAAGGAAAAGGAAGTCAAATCCGATTGGGCCGTTCCTGAAGATATCCAGCAGGCATTGCTGTCCCATGTGTCCGAAGAATTTGCCGTTGCCAAGCGGAACAATGAAGCCCTAACGCAAGACTTCAACGCCTATTATGACATGCTTCATGGTGTCCGGGAAGCGAAACCGAATGAATGGGAATCGGATATTTTCTTGCCGGAATTTGAGTCGCGCCTTCTGACGCAGGTTGGAAATTTCGTTGCGCAATATTTCGCCTCCGCTGATTATGTGGATACCGCAAACGAGTCCGATGATCCAAAGGATGTGGCCGAAGCCAAAGCGTCCAGGAAATTGCTCAATACCCTGCTAAACGACAAAGAGGCTTATTATTACTACAAGACCGTTCGCAACATCATGTATGTTTTCACTTGCGGATCGGGTGTCATCAAGGGCGGTTACCAACAGAGACTTGCAAAGGAACTCTCGCACTACAAACAAGTGTCTGATTATGTGACCGATCCATTGACGGGGAATTATCTTGCCGAAGATGGTACGCCCTATATCGATCCCACTATCCAGAAACCCGCATTCGAGACACGGAAGGAACCGCAATGGATGGATAAGGTTGTTGCCGATAAGCCCACATTCGATGTCTATCCGATCACAAACACCTATATGTCGCCGGAATATGCCTATTCCCTGAACGACAAGGAATATGTAATTTTTGAAACCGAAAAGACGCTGGATGCCCTGAAGGACGAAGCGGAGGAAATGGGTTACTTCAACCTCAATCTACTGGAAAAAGAAAATCCCGAAGGCCAGCGGGGAGAAACAACGTACAACAAAGAGGGGCAGATTGAAGAACAGCCCAAACCCCCGCTAAAGACATTTGTGGTACTGGAGCGATGGGGGAAATATCCGGTTATCGAAAAGGATGGCAAATTCATCCCCGGTTTTGAAAAGGATGGCAGTTTTTCAGAAGACGCGACAAACGAAGAGTGTATCGTCCATTATGTGAAGGCCAGAGAAAAGGATGAACCCAACCATATCATAGGATTCCGCAAGTCTCGTCACACGAAACGTCCGATGGTGCGATTCCTTTGCTACGTTGACATGATTAAGGATTCGGGATTCGGGGATGGCGAAGTCAACCGGGAACTCCAGAAGGCGATCAATGACAACTACAATCTGATGAATTATCGGACGAAACTAGCGATCACTCCAGCGTTCAAGAGAAAACGGTTTTCGGGTGTTGATGAGAATGTGCGCATTACTCCCGAAAAGGCCATTGATGTCGAAAACATGGAGGATTTGCAGGAGTTCAAGATAGAGGATAACATCGCTGGCGGGTTACAGCATCAAAGCCTTTTGTCGTCTCGGATGGATTATTGCATGGCGACCGCCCCGCAGACAATGGGCGCAAGCCCTGAACGCGCCGAAACCGCAACGGTGGCTTCCATTGTAAATCAAAGGGCAAACGTCAGAATAGGCATGAAGTCCATGAACCTTGAGTTCATCGGATTCACCGAATTTTACGATATGCTTCTGACGCTGTGCAATGATTTCATGTTGCCCGAAACCCTTGAGGAACTTATCGGCAAAGAAGATGCAATGGCCTATAATCCGAAACGGAAAGACAAATTCAAGCCTGTCTCGCAAGCGCTTGAAACAGAGGAAAGCAAGAATTTCAAAATAAAAACGTGGTCGGGATTGCTTGGTATGGTCGGATCAATACCGAACCCGAAGACGCCGATGGTCATTAATTACATCATGGGCCAGATACTTGAATTGATGGGCGGCGGATTCAAGACATTCAAGAAATATATGTTTGAAGAAGATCCAAGCACCATGTTGCTTTATACGTTGGCAACGGGGGCAAAGGGCGGGGGCAGTCCTCCCGCCGCAAATCCGATGGCACCGCAACAGAATCAACGGGGACAACCCCAAAGACCGTCCGAACAAATGACACGGCAGGCGGCACCCCAACAGGCCGCATAGGAGAGTGAATGACAAAAGAATGGACGAATCAAGAACTGATTGACTATATCAGCAATTTTCAGGATGTTCAGCGCGAAAATGTGCTGAAACAGCTATTGGAAAGCGATCTGATTGCCAAATTTCTCGGTAGTACGGAAGGCCGTTTGATTCTGAATAGCGTGGTGGACGGGATTACAGCCGACACTATGCAGATTGTCAGATTGGCCAACGACGGTGTCGCCCCAGAAGAAATCGAGAAGGTGGCGCGAAAGATAAATGTCGCCTATAATTTCATGTATAGTCTTGCGAAACTGGCGATATCCGGCGAAGAACACA